GTGTGAAGTGCCACGTGAGTGCCAGCAAAGTCTGCCTTAAGAAGCGGAGCAGCGTAGGAGGTGTTGGGGATCAAGAAACCACCATGAATACCGCCAAAGGTGAGACGGCCAGCCCATTCAAAGAAAATGGGAGCACCGCAGTCACCTTCAGTACTAACGAGATTGTAACGGAATGGTTGTGGAAACAACACTCGTTGCCAGGTTGGATCAGTACTGTTGACAGTAACATGTTGACGAGATCGTGGAGAAGCTTGGATGTATTGAATCTTATCGCATTGGACGCGATAAACGAAACGAGGATCAGCTAGTTCATCAGTAAGCATGTTGGAAAGATCTTTCATGCCACGAATGGGTAGTTTGAGCTTGATAACGGCCATGTCAGAGACATAGTGTTTATCACCATTCATGTAGGTGTTAGCAAAGATCTCATGAGGTTCAACAACTTGTGGAAATTGTTCATTGGTGCTGGTATGCATCATGAAAGAACGCTCGATGAATTTGTCAGCGACACGAAAACCGTGAGAATTGGTAAGCAAAGTTTGATTGGTGATCATAAAACCCCAACCAAAACGTTTGCCGGTTTTGTCGTGAAGAGCAACAACTTGCTTCTGAGCTTTCTCAAGCTGAGGGATGTACTGGTTGCTGTCTGTGTGGAGAGCAGAGATGACTTCACGACCGGTTGTACGGGTGAATTGTGCATCTTTAGCAACTTTGCCACGAGCATGAGAAGCAGGAACGGAGTGAAGTTTGACGAAAGAATCATCTTCCTCTTTCTTACTCTTGTTAGATTTACGCAAGAGAAGAGTAACGAGACTGCCAAGAGCAATAAGTGGAGCAAGGATGGAAAGGCTTTTCCACATTATATCGAAGTTCTTGGCTTTGAGATCGATTTCAGCTTGTTCAGCTGGAGTCTCGATTATTTGGTCGGGAAGTTCAGAAATAACATCATTGAGGAGCACTTGGAAGTCCCTGTTGTCCTCCATACGTTTAACGCGATGACGAGTGACCATATACTTGAAGTTAAGAAGTAGATCTTTAGCAGTCATCGGACTGTGATAATGAAAA